AGCACGGCGGCAGCCATATCGTCTTCGTGTCGCTGCCGTGGTCCCTGGAGCTGTTCGAGCAGACGGTCGGGCGGCTGCACCGCAGCGGGCAGAAGCACCCGGTGTGGTGCTATGTCATGATGACCGAGAAGACGATCGACGAACGCATATGGCAGTCGCTGCACGACAAGCGGTCGCTGTCCGAACTGGCCACAGAGGAGTTGGCGATATGAAAATCACGGAAGACCAGATGCGCGCGGCGAAGAAAACGCTGGACGCCTACAGCGAACAGCAGATGGACGCGGCGAGAAAGGACCGAGCGAGGCGGGAGCGTGAGCGCGCCGAGGCGATCGAGGCTGCGGGCGTAGACTTGACGGAGTGGGCGACGCTTACGGCGAAGCTGTCCGACTATATGCTCGCGCGGCCGATGCAAGAGCGCGTGACCTATGAGATCAACTGGGTCCGCCGCTGCTTGAACAGGGCGCTCGACGCCTACGGCGTCAGCTTCGACGACTTCATCGCGCTCGCACGGAAGGATGGCAAATGACCGAATGGACTGACCTGGTGCGCCGGCTGCCGTCGATGACCGAGGCGGAGCTGAAGGCCGAGATTGCCAAGGAGGCGGCCCGCGACGAGCCGCGCGCCTCGCACCTTGCCAGGATGCACGCCCGCTACGGCAAGCTGCGCAACGCGCGCGAGCGGCGCGCGCTACTCGGGAAAGTCGACCGGGACTGAGTTGGCGAGTTCTTCCGGCGTCGTGTAGGTCGACGTCACGCCAAGAGCCATGGCGTTGCCCTGTGGGTCGGGTGACGCCATCGTGTTGGCCACGCCCGTTTGCAGGTGCAGCCAGAACCGCGGGTTCATCAGGTTGCGGGCGACCTGCGCGCGGTCAGCCAGCGGCACCATGCGGAGCAGCTGCTCCATGTTGGCGCCGGACTGGTAGGCCTGCGCCAGCGCGCGCTTGGTCTGCGCCGGCAGGTTCGCGTCCATCAGCGCCGCGCCGAAGTCCATGGCCGCCGCGCTGACCGGGCGGCCCCACGCCGCGATGTTCTTGGCCCGGCGGAGCGGGTCGCGCTGCGGCCCCATCAGTTCCCGCGCGCGCGCCGATCCTTCGCGGGCCAAGACGCCGACACGCTCGTCGCGGCGCACCTCTCGCGCGGCGCGCGTCAGGGCGTCCATGCCCGACGGCCCGACGCCGGTCGGGTTCATCATGGCGTTGAGGTCGATCCGGCCGGGGCCGAATACACCCTCGACGGCCGACGGGTTCTCGCCGCCGACGAGGTTCGCAAACTCGTTCGGGCTCTGACGCAGCTGGCGGCCCGCCACGCCCATCATCTGCTGGCGCTCGATGCCGCGCATACCCGAGGCGTAGTTGGCCAGATAGTTCCGCCAGCCCGCGCCGCCTGCCTGCTCGATGGCGCTGTCCAGCATGTCCTGCGTCGCGCGCACCATCTCGCTGCGCCGCGCGGCCTGACTGGTCACTTCGCCGCCGCGGCCGACGCTCAGGGCGCGCGTAATGATGTCGTCCAGATCGTCCTTGCGGAAGGCGTAGATGTCCTCGGCGCTCGGCACGCCGCCGCGCCGCGCGGCCATCGCGTCCAGCGCACCGGCGACCTCGGCCAGCACGCGGGCGTTGGTCGTGCCGACGCCAGGGGCGTCCGCCATCTGCATCAGCTGACCGACGACAGGCGCGACGTCGAGCGCGTTCGAGGCGTCAGCGGCGGCCAACTCCGCCTGCTGCATCGGCACGGTCGCCGCGCGCAGCGCGGCCTTTTCACCGCGCGCCGCCAGCTGCGCGGCCGTCAGGTTGGTGCCACCCGCCAGCCGGTCGATGGGGGCCTGCCGGGCGGCGGCCTGCGCCGCCTCGATCGCCAGATAGGCGTCGGGATCCGTTGCGCGCGCCGCTTGACCGACGGCCATAAAGGCGGCGGGCTCGACGCCGGCGTCGACCAGCGCCTGCTGCGCGGTCACGTCGGGCGCGGCGTTCTGCAAGGCGGTCACGGCGCGGTCGAGGTCGATGCCTAGGGCGTTGCGGACGATGGTCGCCGCCCGCGCCTCGCCGAGCGTGCCGGCCATGCGCTGATAGGTGTCCAGCACGCGGTTGAGCGCCCACTTGGCGGGGCGGGCGGCGATGGTCGGCAGGGCCGCGCCAATCGCGGCGCCCATCGTTGCGTCGTCCTCGTCGATGACCGCCGCGCCAAGGCCGCCTGCCGTCGCGCCGCCGACGCCGCGCACGGCGAGATTGCCCGCGCGCGCGCCGAGCGACGGGGCGACCGCGCCGGCCACCGGGCGGCCGACAGCGGACGGCGTGAAGCCGCCCGCACCAATCGACGTGCCGATGCGCGAGATGACGCCCCCGGTGCGCGGCGCGACCGCGGCGACGCCACGGCCGACAGCGCCGACGCCCGCGCCGACGCCCGCGGTCAGGGGCACGGTCGCGGCGACCTCGCCCGCCAGCTGGCCGATCTGGTTCTCGCGCAGCGCCGCGTTGCGGAACGGGGCGTTGAGCCTGCTCGCCCCGCCCTGGAAGGCGTTGGCCTGGTCGATCATGGCGTTGCCGATGCCGTCCAGCCCGAGCCGGTCCGCCGCCTGCCCGAGCAGGCCGTAGGCCCCGCCCGCGACGCGCGCGATGCCGCGCGCCGCGCCAGCGTAACCGCCTGCGAGCCTGCGCATCGGACCCGGCAGCATGCCGAGAACCGCCGAGATGTTCTCTTGGCCTTGGTCCATCGGCGCAGGGGCACCCGCCGCGGGCGGCGTCGCGCGATAGACGCCCCCCGTCTCAGGGTCGATGTAGTCAGTCGGCAGCACGCCCCCAGCCACGGTGTCGGGCGAGGCTCCAGGACCAACCAGTTCGATCTCAGTGCCGTCAGGCAGCGTAGCTACGCGCCGCTCAGGGACCTGCGCGATGTTTGGCTTCGGCGCGTAGATCGGCCCCGGCGGCTCGTCAGGCGCGGGCGGCGGCGTCTGACCGCGGGCAGGCGTTTGTCGGTTCCGCGTCGGGGGCGGGGTTGCGCGTGAAGGCGACACCGGGCGGAAGCCCGGCGGCGGGGGCGGCGGGGCGCTGCTCGCCCGTGCGACGGGGCGGAAACCCGGCGGCGGGGGCGGCGGGTCTTGCATGGTCATCGCACGGGCACCCATTGCCGCCCATTCCAGCGGATTTGCTCGCCGGCGTCGTTCTCGTAGATTTGCTCGTCGGCGGCAGGTTGCGAAGCACCCACACCAGTGTCCTCGCGGTAGATGCGGTCTATTTCATCGACGCGACGCACCAAATCGCCCACGAGCGCGACGCCCGCTTCGTAATTGGACCCTTCTGCGCCGAACTGCGCCAAGGCCAGCTCCAGCTCTCGCACGGCGTCCATGGCGCGCGAGCTGGTGCCATACAGATCCTTGAGCTGCCCCACGAGAGACGAGACCGTGCCTCGGATGCGGTCGTTGGCCTGTTCGGCCCGCGGGTCCATCGCCAAGGCCAAGCCGCGCGCGCCGGGGATGACGTCGCGCGCAAACTGCGCCGCGCCCGCCAGCCGCGTGTCGCCTGCGCCGCGCAGGAATTTGCGGTCTCGCAGAACCTTAAGCTCTGCGAGCAGCACCTCGGCCCCGTCGCGCATGACGCTTACGGCCCGCTGGCGAGCCAAGTCGGGGTCTTGTCCGGCCCCGCCCGCGCCGCGCGGCGGGGGCGCGTCGGCCCCGGTGTCGGTGGGCACGCCCGTTTCGCGGTTCAGAGCTATGATGTTGCCTCGCGCGTCGACCATGAACTGCATTTGCGGGCGCGAAGGGTCTGCCGTTTTTGCATCCCTGCGCAGTTCTTGGAGATACGTCGGGCTGTTGGGGTTCGTGTCCACGATGACGATCGAACCGCCCACGTCTATCCGTTCCGGTTTGGGCGCAAACAGCTTCACGAAATCTTCGCCCCCAGGCAGCGTCGCCATCAAGGACGTCAGCGCGGCGCTCCGCTGCTCGAACGGCAGCTGCGCGATGCGCTCGATGTCCGGGGCGAACTGCGGGTATTGCTGCGCAGCCGCGGCAAGCCCCGCGTCATCCGGGTTGGCCAAGACGCCCGCGACGGTGCGCACAAACGCCTGTTGTTTTTCCTCTTTCTGGACTTTGCTCGCCTCGGCCGCGCGCTCGTCTTCCGCCGCGCGCTGGTCGAGAACAGCCTTCACGCGCGGATCGTCCGCAAACGGCATCAGCGTGCTGATGTCGGGCCGCGCGCCCGCCGGGGCCATGCGCGCCATCATGGTGTTGCGCATGCTCGCCGCGGAAACAGGCGCAGCGCGCATCGCGTTCGCCGCGGGCGGCGCGGCCGCGGACGCGATCGCGGACGCCACGGCTGCCCCTGCACGCGACGCCATGCGCGACGCAGGCGGGGCACCCACGGACGGCAGGGCCGAGACCGTGATGGGCGGCCCGCGACCTACGCCGGCAGGCATGCTCGCAAAGGTATCCCGAAAACCGCCCAGGGCACCTTGGTCCGCCGCCGACAGGTTCATCGGGCGGGCGCCGGGGGGCGGGTTGAAGTAGTTGAACAGCGCCTCGTCAGCCGCCACCTGCCGGGCCATCGCCATGTTGTTCTTGCGGATGTCCTGCCCCTGACGCACCGCGCCGAGGATGTCAGGGGCTTCAAAGCCGATGCCTTGCAGGGCGATGCGCGGGTCGAGGGGCATGTTAGCGGGCCCCCATCGTGCCGCCCGCGGGCTGGCGCAGCCCGTAATACTGCGCCCCGAGGTTGCCCATCTGGTTGATGGCGTTGGTGTAGGCGTTGGCCGAGCCGATGTAGCCCGAGGCGCGCGCGTTGCCCGCGCCCAGCGCGTTCTCGCCCAGCGACCGGCCGAGGTTGCCCGCCTCCCCGGTCAGGGTGTTGGCCGCGGACTGGCCCGAGCCCATCAGGCTCTGGAGCGGGTTCAGCTGGTTGGAACGGTTGACCTGATAGCGGTTAAAGGCGTTTTGGTATTCCTGCGACGCCAAATCCTGCCCGAACCGCTGCGCGCCCTTGAACATCGAGCCGGACATGACCATGCCGCGCGCGGCGGCCGACCGCTCCAGGGCCTTGTTGCCCTCGGCCAGCCGGAAGGCGTAGCCGGGGTCGGCCTCATAGTCGGCCATCGAGAAGTCGCGGCCGTAGCGGCCGTAGTCGCCCACGTTGGCGTCGCCGCCGATGCCCAGCAGCTCCATGATGCGGTTCTGCGAGGTGATGCCGCCCTGCCGGAACGGCTCTTGCAGCTGCACCTGACGGTCGAACATCTCGCGCTGGAGGCGCGCGCTCTCGGCCGCCGACTGCACCTGCGCGTCAGCCGCCCGGCGCGAGGCGCGCGCCTGGTTCGACGAGCCAATCAGGCCGCCAACAGCACTACCGGCTACAGCCGCGATGGGATTAGGCATCAGGGAACTCCTCGCGGTAGTGCGCGAACGGCTCACCATACATCAGCATGACGGTGGGGGCCAGTCGCAGGGCCTCGGCGTGGCCGTGGCAGAGCAGGACGGCCAGCAGCACCACGTCGTAGTAGGCCGCGCGCCACATGAACGACCGCTCGTCGGCCTTGCCCGCCGCCTCGGCGACGTTGGCGGCGTGCCATTTCAGGATCGCGGTCGCCACGGCCGACTGGAGCGCAGCCGCGTGGGCCGAGAAAAACGGGTTGGACGGCATGGACACCAGCGCCGCCCACAGCGCGGGCATGGCGCTGGCGTAGTCGACCGGGTCCTTGTCCTCGATGTCGTCGAAGACCTGGATGACTTCCCACAGGTCCAGCAGCCAGTCGATCACCGCGTCGGGCAGGTCGAGCTGGTTGACGAAGTGGTCTTTCAGGGTGTTGATCACGAGATGGTCCTCCCGCTGGCGCGGATGTTGATGGCGGTGGAGGCACTGGCCAGCGTCGAAATGGTGCCGCCGTTGAGCAGGACATGGCCGATCAGCTCGGGGAACAGGTAGGTCTGGCCGGGCTGCAAGGTTACGGTCTTGACGATCAGGTTGGCGTTGCTCGGGTTGTCGAGCGACGCAACAAGGTTGACCGACAGCGTCGCGGCCGACGCACTGTAGTTGGTGGCCGTGAACTTGTCGATGATCGTCGTCACCGCGGTCGACGTGTATTGCGTCGTCTGCGAGTTCTCGGCGGTCTTGGAGGGGATGAGGACGCGAACGTAGACGGCCATGCGGCTTTCCTTATGTCGAGAACACGAAACGGACGCGGCCGGGTTCGCCAGGATCGCCCTGCACGCCGCCAACGAAGAAGGCGCTGCCGTTACCGCCGCCGCCGGCACTCAGGCCAGCGTCGCCCGCGCGCGCAAGCGCACCCTCGGACGTGTAGAGCGCGCCGCCGTTGCCCGTCGTGTTGGTGTCACCGCCCGAGGCCGTGCCTCCGTCACCTTGCACCTCGGTGCCGTTCGACGTGCCGCCCATGCCGCCGTTGGCGATCAGCGACGTCAGGATGAAGGTGCCGCTGGACACCGTCGACGTGCCGCCCGTGTTGCCTGGGTCGGTCGTGTTGGAGCCGTCAGCGCCCGCGCCGACGCTGTAGAGGATCGTCTTGCCCGCGTCGCCGCCGGTCAGCGCGACCGTGACCTTGCTGTAGCCGCCCCCGCCACCGCCTCCACCGTCGACCTCGCCGTCGAACGGCGTGGCCGTGCCGCGCCCGCCGCCGCCGCCGCCACCCCACGCCTCGATGATGACGCTGGCCTGCCCGGCCGGGATCGTCACCGTGCCGGAGCCCGACGAGAAATCGCGGATCGTGAGATTGGGTGAGGACTGCGCGCTCAGGCCGGCCATGACGGCGATGATGCCGGTCATCAGGTCACACCGAGCCCGGCGATAATCCACGACGTCGTGCCGACCTTGACCAAGGTGGCCATGCCGTTCTGCGCCACCGTGCGCGTGCCGGTCGTCGTCGAGTTGACCAGCGTCAGGGTGTCGGACGTGATGGCGATGGACAGCGCCGACGAGTTGACGTTGATGACGACGATGGCCGCGCCGATCGGGAACGCCACCGAGGCGTTGGCCGGGATCGTCAGCGTCAGGGACGTGCCGTTCATGACCACGGACTTGCCGCGGTCGGCCAGCACCAGCGCGTAGTTGACGGCCTTCAGGTTCTGCGGGACGTCGACGTAGCCCGCCCGGTGCGACGCGGGCGTGGGCGACGCGCCGTCCTGGACCGTCGTCGTGCCCGTCAGCGCCGCGTCAGCGATCGGCGCGTAGGTCGCGGCGGCGGCGGTCGTGCTCAGGCCGTTGGTGATGCCGTAGCCTGCCAGCGTGGTCGGCGTGTTGAGGACGTCGACCCACTCAACGCCGTTGGCGCTCAGGTCGTTGATGCCGTAGAGGTCGTCGTAGGTGCCGATCAGCGCGCCTGTGCTGTCGCGCAGCACGAACTTGTAGGCGACGCCGCCGGTCAGCCAGACCTCGCTCTCCAGCCGCCCGGCGGCGTCCATGATGATCGGGTTGGAGTGCGGCGTCGTGCCCGCCGCGGTCGTAAACGTGTTCTGCGGCGTCGTCGTGCCTGCGGCGTAGGTGTAGAGCAGCCCGCCGGTCAGCGGGTCGCCGGAGTTGTCAAGGAACTGTTGGCCAGCGCCGGCGAGAGGCGAAAGAAAGAGGGTCATCAGTCAACCTGTGCGATGCTTAGAAGCGACGAAGGCCCCGCGGGCGAAAAGGCGGTCGCGGCCGTGGCGTCTAGGGTAACATTAGCGTTGTCTGCCGCCCACATCATTTGCAAAAAATCGGTCTGCTCCAGCACGACGGTCATGGTCGAGCAAAACACGACTTCTGCGTCGTTGCCCCGGATGCGCCACCGCTTCGCGGTGTTGGCCAGATCCGTGGCGTTGTTCTTGCGCAGCCAGAAATAGACCAGCGCGTCGCCGCCGCTCGTCTTGTCCAGCTGCGCGGTGAACGACACGCGGTAGGCTCCCGCGCAGGCGGGCATGATCATGGACGACGTCGCCAAGCCGATGCCCTGGCTGAACACCGTGGTGTTGAACGTCACGATCGTAGCGGTGTTGGCGCCGCTCGGGGTCTGCGCCGCGGAGTTGGCGAACGCTGCCGACCGGCGCGGCGCGAGCACGACAGGCGGCGCGACTGACAGGCCCTGGATGTCGGCGCGCATCAGGTCCAGCGTCGCTTCCGTCTCAGCGTCGCTGAACGGCGCCAGCGCGAGGTCGCTGATGGAGATGTCGGTCGTGCCGCTGCCGGTCTGGCCGAACTGGTTGAACAGGAACCGATACCACTCACGCGACATGACGCGGCTGTCGGGCTCCAGCAACGGGACCTGCGCGGCGGGGATCGAGGTGATGTCAGCCATTGGTGCCGCTCACCGTCAGCTCGGCCCCCATGATCGCCACCTTGACCGCTGCGGTGCCGGACACCTCATAGACGCGGTCGCGCAGCTTGTCGGTCATGCCCAGCCGGCGCCAGATGACGCGCGTCTGCGACTGGCCGATCGGCCCCATCGACCGCCAGTGCTCCGCCGACCAGGTGTGGCCGCCGTCGTCGGACCAGCGCAGCATGATCTGCGGGTCGGCGTCAGCCACCGTGTCAAGCCCGATCAGCAGCGGGACGTTCGTCGCCACCAGCAGCTCGACGCCGTGCTCGACGAGCAGCGGCGCGTCGGTGATGCGGCCCGTCAGGCCCACGCCCGTCTCGCACACCAGCTGGAGCGCGTGGTGCGCCGTGCGCTTGAAGTCGTTGGCCCCGGTCGGCAGCGCGCGCCAACGGCGCAGCCACTTCTGCACCGAGCCGTTGTCGGCGTAGGTGTCAAGGTCCAGCTCGTAGAGATTGCCGTTCTCGTAGTCGCCGACGATCAGCAGGCCGTTGAAGTTGACGAAGCAGTTGGACCTGTGGCGCGTGAAGACGCCGTTGAGCAGACCGCGCCGCTCGTGCCACGCCGCGGTCGAGGCGTCGAACACCCACGTCGTGTCGGCCAGCGGGAAGTTGAGGACGTAGAACTCGTGGCCGTCCTGTTGGTAGGAGTAGGCCACCGCGTCCGTCATGTCGGCGTAGCTTTGGATGGCGAACTCGACGGCGTGCGTCGAGATGCGCTGCGCCCGGTAGCCGTTGGCGCGATAGACGATGCCCCGGCCGCGTGCGTCCTGCCCGAGCCAGACGATGCTGTTGTCCAGCTTGGCGATCGAGTTGGGGGCGACGCAGCCGACCTCGTTGTAGGCACCCTGGATGCGGGCCAAAGGGAAGTCGGCGTCGCCGGAGTTATACCAGACCTCGGTCGAGTTGGTGCCGAAAACCCACACCTCGCGGTGATTGGCCACCAGACCGACCACGTCGTCCGGTGCGCCCTCGGCGCTGGCAAAGTCGAGCGGGTCGACGCTCTCGCCGTCGAACAGCGTCGTCACCCAAATGCGCTGCGAGTTGGGCTCGGAGAAAACGAAATAGCCGTCCAGATACGCGACCGTGCTGGACCCGGCGAAGTCCTCGTCGGTAATCTCGGCCAGCACGTTGGTGTCGAAGTTGTAAATGTAGCCCTTCGGGTCGGCCGCGATGAACAGCTGCGTGCCGTTGTCCGCCATGGAGACGGGGCCGGTGTTCTCGACTGTGCCGACCAGCGTCGGCACACCGGCGGCCGTCACCGAATAGAACTGTTGCCCAGAAACCACATAGCCAGTGTTGCCGTTCGACCACAGTCCTTGGATGGGGCCGGTGCCGACGGTCGACAGGAACTTCAGCCCCGGCGCGCGCTGGAGATAGGCCGCCTCCAGCCCGCCCTCGGCCACCACCTCTGGGTAGAGGTTGACCATGCGATTGTCAGCCGCGTTCGGGCTGCGGATCACATAGCTGGAGCCGAGGATCGGGGACCGCATGTCAGTTCGGCTGGTTGGTGTAGATGTTGTAGCGGCCGGGCACGCCCATGATGCCCCCCGGCATGGCCATCAGGTCGTTCGGGTTGTTGATCCGCTTGAGGTTGCGCTTGGACGCCATGGCGACGCGCTTGACTTCCGGCGACGGCTCGACGCCGAACTCCGGTGCCAGCTCGCAGGCCAGGTTGTAGCGGAACGCGCGCAGGTAGCCCGGTGGGAAGACCAGCTCAGTGCCGAGCGACGCCGGCTGCGCCAGCTCCAGCACGGAGATGAAATGCCACGTCAGCGCCTGCGTCGGCACCGGGTAGATCTTGAACGTCGCGTTGGGGTTCGTCGCCTCGGGGTAGATCACCTGCGGATAGGTGCTCGTCACCGTCTTGAGGACGATGGCGTTGTATTCCGCCTCGTTTATCAGCGCGGGCGTGAAGGCCAGCCCCTGCGGGTCGACGTAATAGGTGCTGTCGTCCAGCTTGACGGGGCGCAGGCCGACAAAGTCGCCCGTCGGCCCCAGCGTGCGCGTGGTCTCGCCCGCGGGCCAGACGAAAGTTTGATCCTGGGTGCAATAGACGGCGAGCCGCTCGGTGCTCCAGCTGTCTATCATCATGTTCATGGCGGCCAGCGCGTCCTGCGCCGTGCTCGCCGACGGGACTTCGCCTTCAGCCAGTTGACCGATCAGCCGGAGCGCGCCGTAGATGATGTCGCCTGCGGTCGTCATGGCCCAATCCTGTCGTTGACGAAGGTAGAGCCGCCCCGCCGATTAAGGCGGGGCGGGGTAGGCGTCAGGCGATGCGATACAGGGTCCAGGCCGCGTCGCCCGTCTTGCGAGCGCGGAAGGCCTGCGCGGTGCCCGCGGTGGCCACGACGGTCAGAAGACCGACGGTGGACCAGCCGGTGCCGGCCACCAGGGTGATCACGCCCGAGGACGAGCCGTCGACGTTGACGACGGCTAGATCGAACGAGGATCCGATCTTGGCGTTGCCCAGCGCGGCGTCGAGCGACGCGGCGGTCGGCAGAGTGTAGGAAGCCGCGGACGTGCCGGGGCTGCCGAGCAGGATGCCGCTGGTGATCTGCGCGACCGACAGGGTGGCGGTGGCGGTGGCGGTCTGCGGGGCGGGAACCGGGGTCAGGATCACCTCGTTGAGGTTGCCGTCGCCGATCTGAGAGCCGCCACCGATGTTCGAGATAGTCATGGTGCTTTCTCCGGGTTAGCCGAGCAGGCGGGTGGCGGCGGCGGGGCGGATCGCACCGTAGCCGTAGAGGACGTCGATGCGGCAAGGCATGCGATCGTTGTTGATGTCGTAGTCGCGCACGATCCGCATGGAGATGCCGTTGTGGGTCTGACGCGACGCCATGTCGACGCCCTGCGGGAGCAGGAGGTCGGCGGTGGCCATCGAGAACGCGTCCTTGTGGTAGATCAGGTTCTGCGGAGCCGAGGTCGAGGCGACGCCGTCGAAGATGATGGCCGCGCCGGACTGCGGGAACGAGTTGACCGTGGCCAGGGCGTGATCCGCCGTGTAGAGCGGCGGGCTGATGGCCACCGAGGTGTAGGAGCCGCCCGACGCCGTGTTGGCGGCGGTGCAGACGAACTGCTGGAGCGAACCGGTGCTCTCGCGGGTCTGCGGGTTGACGGCATACACGTTGGCGATGGTGAAGGTGTCGCCTTTGTTGATCACCTGCGAGCCGGTGCCGGTGATGGCGAGGGTCGACTGGCCCTGCGTCGACACCGTGGTGGTCACGGTGGCCCCGGTGGCCGCGCGGGTGCCGTAGGTGTGCACCTTGATGGACTGCGACATGTTGATCTCGTCGTAGCCCAGCACGCCTTCGCCCATCATGCCGTTCTTGAACTGGCGGCTGATGACGTCGGCGGGGTTGAACAGACCCTTCAGGCCCTCGACCAGGCCGGCGTTGGCGGCCGGGTTGACGGTCGCGTAGCGCGAGCCCATCGGGACGGCACCCTCGTTCAACTTCTGCTGGCCCTGGAGCAGCACCAGCGAGGTGGCGGGGGTGGTGCCGGCCGAACCCACGACGTTGTATACGTCCTTGTAGACGTTGGCGACGTCGGCGTCGACGCTGGCAGCCAGCTGGCTGACGCGCGGCTTCAGGATGCGCTCGGCGAAGTCGTCCAGCGACAGAGCCATCTCGGCGGTCGTGAAGTTGACGCCGATGTGCTTCTGGTTGGAGACGGACAGGGTGGTGAACTGCTCGTTCTCGTCCTGCACTTGCAGGGCGGCGCCGTCGGTGACGAGCGCGCGATCGGGCATGCGGATGCGCATGGTGGAGCCGATCTTGGCGCCTTCCTTGGCGAAGCTGTCGTCGTATTGGCGGTTGATGTTCCGCGTCAGGACGAGGTTGTTCTCAAAGATCTCCAGGGCCTTCCTGGTGATCATGTCGATGGTCAGAAGCGAGTTGGCCACGTCAGTGGTTCCTTGCAGATGGGGTTAGCGGGCCGCCTTCCTCAACTGCCGAGCCCGTTCCTGCGCGATCCATTCCGACGTGCTCATGGTGGAAACCGAGCGGGGGTCGGTGGTGTCGTATGCGGGCGTGCCGCTGCTGGTCGGGGTGACAGGTGAGATAGGCGGGGGGGCAGAGGTGGTGCGTTTGACCGGGGGCGACGCCGCCAGAGCGACTTCGATCCGGCCGATTTCCTTGGCCTGCAAGAGCGGCGGCAGCGCGGAAATGCGGGCCGCTTCCGACGGGTTGGACCCCAAGTGATAGAGGACACGGGGGCCTAGGTCGGATGCGCGGATGGTTTCGGCCATCTCGGCCGTGACGGGCAGGGAGGGGTTGTATGCGACCTGCTTGAAGTCGTCATACTCGGCCAGCGCCTGTTCTTCACGGTCGTAGTAGGCCTCGATCAGAGCTTCCTGCTGCCGCTGCCGTTCCCGCTGTTCGACCAAGGCAACTGCCTTTTGTTCTGCCAGCGCCTCGGCGTATGCCTCGGTGCTCTCGAACTGGTCAACCGAAGGGAGTGGGGCGGGCGGGGCGGCGGATTGCAGGCGCTGCTGCTCTCGTTCCCACTTTCGCTGCTCTCGTGCGAGACGCTTGCCGATCGCGGCGTCCAGTTCCTCCTGGGTGAAGGTCTTGGGTGCGTCTTCCGGCGTTTGGATCTCAGGGGTGGGAGGGGCCGTAACCTCCAACTCCGGCGCGGCTTGTTCCCCCGCTAGGATTTCTTCTGACATCTATGGTCCCTTGGAACCCCCGGTGCGCTCCGCCGGTAGAGTGACGCAAAGCCTACAGTGGCAGCGATTTTTTTGCAACAGGGTCAGAGCGACGCTGAATAGCCCAACTCCCATTTCCCGCGCCGCCAGGTCAGATACTCGGCGGCTTCTTCCAGCGAGAAAAACGCCTTGATGAAGCGAACGGGATCGTGCGCCCATTCCGGGTCGATCACCGCCGCCATCGAGCGCGCCCAATTGCCATCCTGGAAACCCTTTTCGGCCGCGTAGTGGTCCATGTCCTTGTAGGTGCCGAGCCGGAACCCGTGGCACAGCCGCCGCGGGTCGTTGTGCCAGACCGGGATGTAGCCGGTGTGGTGACGGTGGCCGCACATCATGATGTGGTCGCGGAAACCGAACAGCGTCTCTCGGACGAGCGCGTGTGCCGGGTTGAACTGCGAGCCGCCGGGGAAGTCGTGGCGGATGTGCATGAAGACGGACGCGCCGACCGGCAGGTTCAGTTGCAGCCGCGTGCCCCCCGTGTTCATGGAGCCGAGACGTTTGTGCATCCGGTGCATGATGGCGACCGGGTCGCCCTTTTCGGTGTTCCACAGGTCGTGGTTGCCGTCCTCCCAATGCAACCACGGCAGCGCGCACATCAGCCACTCGATCAGCTGCAACGACTGTTTCGGCGTCACCTCCTGCTCGGCGTAGAGCCGCATGAGCCGGCCGACCCAATTGTTCGAGTTGTCGCCGACGTCAACGGCCAGCATCCCCGGCGTGTCCCGGCAGATGCGGACGTCGCGCTCCAGATCGCCCCAGGCGCAGCCCTTGTCGTCAACGTGGGGGTCGCCGAACCCCGCGACCGCTATCGGGCCGCCGAGGCCGATGCGGACTTGGCGCAGCTTGGCGGCGTCATGGTGCGCTTTGCGCTTGGCGTGGCGCGCGGCCAGCGCGGCGATCAAGTCCTCGGCGCTTGGCTCACCGTCGTCGGGCAACGCTTCAATGCGGAAGATGGGATCGCCCTTGCGCGGGACGTAGCGCGACGGGTCCGGCTCGATGTCGTATCGCCGCTTGGCGGCTTTCAGGGCTTGGTGCAACCCCGACGTGCTCATGTTGAGACGCTCGCACGCCACCGTGCGCGCGCCCTTCTCGCCGGGCGCGCGGTTCTCCCACGGGTAGCCTTCCTCTAGGCACTCGTGCAAGACTGCGATGATTTCCTCGGCCCGCTCGCGCGTGGCTTCTGTCCCGCGGGTCATGGTGCTTCCTTGATAGCTGCCTGTTGGGCGTCGAGGATGTCGACGGCGAGCTGGCGCCGGGCGTCGCACTCGATGATGGCAAGCCCGGATTGGATGATCAGCGCATCCACGTCGCCCTGGGTGGGGCTTTGCGGGAGCAGCGGCATCCGGCAGGGCTGGCGGACGGTGTCAGCCACCGTCAGCAGGGTCGGCGCTGGCCGTGGTGCAGACGGTCGGGGCAGCCAAGCACAGGCTCCGTTGAGCGTCATGGATACGGCGAGCGCGGTCAGGATCAAGGGGCGTGTTGGCATCGGGCGCAGTCCTCACGGTCAGTTCGGATTGGTATGCCGCGGATGCGGCCTCGCGGATGATGATGGTTTGGCGCTCGATGGCGCGGCCAACCTCGGCTTCGCCGTCGGCCCTTGCGACCGCGGAGCGCGCGGTGTCTTCAGCGATCTCGGCACGGGCCTCGGCGCGCTCCGCGCGGCTTTCAGCAGACCACGGGAGCCACGACCATATGCGCGACCACGCGGCAAAGGTTATGACCACAATCGCCAGAATGGTAACAGCGGCCACCGCGTAGCCGATCAGGCGGCCGGTGCCGATCACGGGTAGGTCGCCCGGTTCAGTTCGAAATGCGGGCCGTCGCGCAGTTTCGTCCAGTCGCCGCCCCACACGATCGGGATGTCCAGTTCCTTGGCCGCCTGCTTGAACGCCGACGCGATGCGGCCGTAGAGCGGCCAGTCCCAACGAACCTTGCCGCCGACCAGCGCCGCCACGTCCACCGCATGCCCCGTCAGATGGCGCGAGTTCAGGGTCATCGACGCGCCGGCGGCGAACAACTGCTTCTGGCGCTCCTTGGAGCGCAGGCCTTCGGTGACGGTGAAGTCGACTTCGGTCAGCTCGATGGCTCGCTCGACGACCTTGACCAGATCAGGATGCACGCCGCGGAGGTTCAGGCGCGAACGGATGCCTAGCTTGTAAGCCATGACGGCCCCCTGTTACGGTTTCTTGAAGATAGACGCCGTCTGCAACAGTTTTACGATGTGCTCGGCAGACGGGCCGACGAGGTAGTTGGTCGACAGGACGCCACACAGGACGAGCAGGCCGTAGGCCACGCCGGCCAGATGCTCGCCCTCGGCCAGCTTGTGAATGACCCAGCCGATACCTGCGAGGCACGCGAGCGTCGTCAAGTAGGTAAACCACCTGCGGAACGTCCAGGAGCCCTCGGGCAACGGATCTTGCGGGTCGGTCATTTGAACAGCAAGTCCGTGACGGCGGATTTGACCGACGCGCCGATTGCGCCGGCAAAGATCAGCAGGCCGACGACGAGGCCCCAGCCCTTGTTCTTGATACCGATGAGCATAGTGACCTCACCGCGCAGGCCTTCGTTCGGCTTTTCGCCGACCCAGCCCGTCAGGTTGTCGATCTTGCCCTCCATACGGGCAAGCCGCTCCGCGATCTCCGCGTTCGTGATCCGCCCGGTCATGCCGCAATGTTCGCCATAGCTTTCCACGTCCCCGGCGCACCGCCGGTTACGCAAACCCAGCCGGGGGTGCCGCCGGCGCTCGGAAGGGGGTTCATGCACTGGTCCCCGCGTGCCCACGTCCCGTAGGCCGGGGGGGAGCCGTCGAAGTTTCCGGTCAGAATGTTGGGCGTCGTTTGGTATATGCCGACGAGCAAAGTGCCGTTGCAGGCGATGTTGTAGGTCGGCTCGGTCACGGCGTCGAAAGTGTTGCCTTGGCAAAGCAAGGTCCCGGCTCCGCTGCCGTTGATGCCGAACACGCAGTTGACGAAGTGGTTGTTGCAGGGGCCGTTAAGCGCGCGCGTCGCCAGCGCGGTGGCCATGATCACACCCTGGTTGTAGCCGCGGATTTTGTTTCCGACGATGACCACATCGTCCGGCGAACCCGTAGCGTATACGCCAGAATTGAAAGACGAAGAAGTGCTCGGCGTGTCGCCGACAACAGTGTTGTTCGACACGATGACCGGGGCACCTACACCCGCCGCGATAATCTGGAAAGCGCCTGCGACACCCGTCGTCTGGATGTGGTTGCCCTCAAAAACGCAGTCTCCGCTGTCGGCGGCCGTCGTTGGGACAAACCAGACGGCGATGTCTGTGCTGCCGTATACGCGGTTTGAGGCAAACAGATACCCGTAGGGCGAGTTGGAGAACACGACGCCGATGCCTGCCGTCCGCGCGATCACGTTGCCTGTGATGCTGGCCCGAGGCGCGTTTGCCGTCGGACCCGCCGTAGGCGAAATCTTGAGCCCCGCCGTGGAGCAAGCGACGATGACGTTGCCCGTTATGGTGTCTGCGCCGCCGTTGGCGAGGTAGATCCCGGCGCGCAGGCTCGCGTCCGAGGGGTAGAGGGTGCTGTAACCGCACTCCGAAAGGACGTTGCCGACAATCGCGCACGTTCCGACGGGGGCGGCAATACCCTGCAAGTAGATGCCCGTGTAGCCCGCGCGCCGCACGACGTTGTTGGCAATGACCCCGCGGACTTCCTGCGTGCCAACATAGCCTACGGTGATGCCGTAGCGCAGCTTTACGGTGTTGTTCGCGGGGCGCTCCGTGACCCCATCCGCATCGCAGGGAACCACAATGTTGTTGGTGATGATGACTTCGCGGTCGCCGTTGTTCGTGGCTGCGGAGATGCCGACGTCGTTGTTGGACAGGCACTGGTTGCTCGTGATCCGCACACGCCGGATCGTCCCGGCAACGCTGTCGGTTCCGTAGATCGTGATGTCCGCGGCGGTCCCGCCGTCGCCGGCGCCGCCCCACAGGCGGTTGCCGAGAATGTTCAGGTCGTGACACGTCCCCGCGGCGTAGATGCCGTTGAGCCAGTCTTTGACCTGGCACCCTTCGACCGTGATGTTGTTGCCGCCCGTGATCGAAATGCCTTTGGCAGAGGCCGTATTGCCCCCGACGATAGCGATGTTGACCAGATGGATGTTGTCGCCGTTGAGCGTCAGGGCGTTCGTGCCGGAAGTCACCTGCACGATGCGCGACGAGTAGCCCTCGCCAACCAGCTTGACGTTGGCTGGCACCGTAAGCGCCGCCGTGATGCGGTAGTAGGACGCAACGGCGGGGAAGAACACCGTCTGGCCCGTGACTGCGGCAGCGGTGATAGCAGCCTGAATGGCGGTCGCGTCGTCAGTTGATCCGTCGCCCGTCGCGCCGAAATCCTTAACGCTAAGTGTGTCCCGCAGTTTGCTTTGAACCGTGCGAGCGGTTGCGCTCGTTCCGGCCTGAAGGAACCCGGCCAAAGCCGAACCACCCGAAGCAGCAAGTTCAGCAGAGCCAACCGCCGCAAGCGTGGTTCGGGCCGTCGCCGCGTCGGCGTCATCCAGAAGCGTGCGGGCGTAGGCCGTCAGGTCCGTCAGCGCCCACGTCTGCGCTCCGGTGGCGTAGGGCAGTTTGTTGGCTGCGGAAGTCAACGCGGCGATGGCGGTCAGGTCGGCGTCGAGCGGCTGGCTGGTCGCAGCCATATACGTCCGAATGTCGGACATATCCGCGCGCTTTAGGTTGCCGCCCGAGCGGTAGACCACCGTCTCGTCGGTCGCCTGCACTGGGAGCGACAGCTCCAACAGTTCGGGGACGGTCCTGCCCTCGGCCATGACTGGCTACTCCCTAGGCGTAGTAGCTGACGTTGAGCACGGCGCCCGCGGTCTGCTCGATGAACCGGATGTTGCCGAGGTTGCCGTCGTAGTGGAAGACGGTGTTGACCGGCAGCGGCATGCCAATCGTCGCAGTCGGGGCCGTGCCGTCGTCGCGGTAGCGCACGGCCTGCGCGGTGCAGACGATCGTCGCCGACGTCGGCTTCTGACCGTTCAGCGTCGGGATCGTCAGCGCCGTGGACGCGGACAGGTCCGTGATCTGCTGGTAGCCGAGGCAGCTGGTGATGCCCTTGAGGCTCATGGGAACGTCTCCTGGGGGGTCAGGCTCTGCGGGGCGAGATCGCCCGTTTGCATCGCCGCGTCAATGGTGCCGTCTATCGTATCCTGTATTTGCTCCGGCGTCATGCCGGATTGCAGGACCGACATGCGCTTGGTCTCGGCGTCGTAGGCCTTGACCTGCGCCTCGAACTGCTTGGTGCGCATCTCCTGCGCCTCGATCGACTGCTCGACGTTCTTGAGTGCGCCCTGCATCTGCTGGAGCATGGCACCCATTTCCTCGATCTGCTTCTCGGCAGCTTGCAGTTCGGGCGACTTGTCGTCGTCGGCGAGCAGTTTCGGGTCGATCGACTTGCGCAGCCGGTCGGCCATCTCCTGCGCGCCGGGCCAGTCCATGTTCTTGACGAACAGGTCGCCGGCGACCTGCCACAGCGCCGGGTTGCCCTGGAGCACCTGCGACATGCTCTCCGCGGCTTCTTGTCGCTTGGTCGCGTAGCCGGGGCCGGTGACGGCCACGACGTCATACTTCCCGACGCTCGGGTTGTAGATTTTCTCGATGACGTTGCCCTCCTCGTCCACGATCTTGCGGACGGGCTCGGCCTGCGAGGGGTCGATGCGGGCCATGGACACGTCGCCGTCCAGCCCGATGATGCGCGCGATGCGCGGGGTGTCGTAAATCTTGGGGATCAGGTCGATCAGCTGGCGCGCGACGTGGCGCACCGCGCGGGCGAGGTTGTCGATGTAGTGATAGGTGCCGGTGTCGCCCTGCTTCTCGCGCGCGAGGATGGCCTTGCCCGACCGCTCGTTGGACGTGGCGCCAAGGCTGCTGTCGTATTGCCCCGTGGTCGACTTGATGTCGTCCGACGCGCCCATCTTGGCCTGAATGAGCCCGGTCTGCGCCAGCGGCGGCGGGGCGCGCTGCGGCAGCGGCAACGGGTTGCCGAGGCCGTCGGTCGCGTCGGCGTTGACCTCCAGATACGGCCAGTTGTTGACGTTAGCCGTCTTCCATTGGCCCTCGTAGCCCTCGAACTGGCCGCCGTAGCCGATAAACGGCGCCTTGGGGGCCAGCGCCAGCATTTCGGCTTCCTGGCTGGTCCAGTAGTTATACATCCGCTGCGCGTCCTTGGCGTTGCGGATGAGGCCGGAAATGTGCAGCTCGCCGTCGATCTCGAACTCGTTGCCGATCACGCGGATCACCGGTATCCACTTGCCGGGCCAGTCCTGCTCCTCCAACACCTCGAAGCCGTTGGTCTTGACCCACTTGATCGTGCGGCGCTCGACGCGCCGGCTGCGCAGGGGCGCGCCGAACATCAGCCGCGCGGTCTTGTCCTCGCGCGTGCCCTCGTGGGCGGTGAAGCCGTCGGGGTAGAGGTTGAGCGTGCCCGGCTTGTAGTCGACGTAGAAATACTCCGCGATGCGGACGGTATTCTCGTTCAGCCACTGGCTCAGGCTCGGGTCGCCGACACCCTGCTCCTGGATCGACCGCACCGCGGCGTTCGGATACAGGCGCTCATACTCGGCTTTGGGCAGGTCCTGCGTAATGAAACACCACTTCGCGTCCGCGCCGGTCGGATCCTGGATCATCGGGTCCATGTAGACGCTGAACGAGTTGCGGATGCGCCCGATGCGGATGTCCTGATCGAAGGTGTCGTCGTCGCAGTATTCCGTCAAAAGACGGACATATCCCTCGCCATACGTCACCTGATTGTCGCAGGCGGTGTCGTAGGCGACGTCGGCGTCCGACACATACTCGATGTGCCGGATCACGCCGTTGAAGACCTCGGCGACCTCGATGTCGGCGTGGTCGTCGGCCGGGATGACCTTGCCGGTCGGCCGGTTCTGCCGCTGGTCGTTCGTGACCTGCCGGACGTGCTGCGGCAGCTTGTTGATCGTCAGGCACGGCCGGGCGTTGATCGTCATGCCCTGCGTCGACGCGCGGCTGGAGAGCACGTCGGAAGGCCACTGGTAGTTGTTGTCCGCCGAGCCGGCCATGAAGCGCAGGTCGTCAAGCTCCGCCTCACGGCTGCTGCCGAAAGCGGCGATCGCCGTGCTCATGCGGGCGCGCATGGTCGCCAGCATGTCGGACTTGCTCTTGTCGGCGTCAGCCATATGTCAGGAACCCATCCAGGAGGACTGCGACGGATGGTAGAGCCTCGGCGGCGTTTTGTCGACGTTGTTGGTGCTTGACACCGGGAAAGCGAAGGTGACGCAGATCGCGTCGGCTGCGTCGGGGCTCTGGAGCCCTCTGGCGCGCATGTCCTTCTTGCTTTCGAGGAACATCGTGCCTTTGCTGTCCGGCTTGACCAGCGGCGAGATCAGGTCGCTCTTGAGCAGCCGGTCGGCCGGGATGTGCGCCGTGCGCAGCCACTCGCGCATGGCCCCCCACATCTCGGCGCGCTTGTTGCCCCACATCAATGGTTGACGGCTGCGCATGCCGAAGTTTACGCCGCGCACTTGCTTGAACCGCTGCTCCTTGAGCCGGTCGACCACGCCGCCACCGACGCCGCCCTCGTCGATCACGACCAGCGCGGGCTTGTATTCCTCGATCGCCTCGATCACCCGCCCGACGACCTCCATGGTGTCGGCCCCGCGGTGCCGCTTGAGCGCGATGATGTCGCGCCCCTTGCGCACGGCGATGACGGTGGCGTCGGACCCGAACCGCGCGGGGTCCACGCCGATGACGATGGGCGCGGTCGGGTCCTTGTGGGGCGCCCGCTCCATGGCGTCGTCGACCAGGCTTGAGGAAATGAACTGGTCGTCGCTCTCGTTGGGGAAGACCCCATAGACCTCGACGTGCGCCTGGGGGCTGTCGGCCCCGTATTCGTCGATGATGCGCTCGTAGACCTTCTGGTCGGTGCCCTCGACCGTGCGCGCGTCGACGATTGTGGTCGACCAGAACGCCCTGCGGGCGTGAAACGCCTCGTAGAAGTAGCCTGTGTTGCGTCGGGGGTTGGAAAAGGCCAGCCAGAAGCGATCCGGCGTGTTTTCGGTGAAAAAGCCGTCCGTGACCGACCAGATCGGGTCGGGGATGCCGCTGGCCTCGTCGAAAATGACCATGACGCCGTCGTAGTTGTGCGTGCCGGCGTAGGCGTCGGGGTTTTCGGCCGACCAGAGCTGCGCGTGCGCCGCCCACAGCCGCGTGTCGCGCTTCAGCTCGTCCTCGACGATGGTGGTGAGCCACTTCGCCATGGTGATCCGCGTGGCGATCGGCTCGAACCAGTGCTTATGGATGGCCATGGAGGCCCATTTCGTGACCTCTGGCCACGTTTTCGTCGTCAGCTGCGCCTCGGTGTTGGCCGAGACGATGGTGGTCGAGCCGATGCGCGTCGTGAGCATCCACAGCACGAGCCAGCTGACCAGCGCGGACTTGCCGATGCCGCGCCCCGAGGAGACGACCTTGCGCAGCATCTCGTAGTCGACGCGGTTCTGGTTCTGCTTGATGTGGTCGGTCATCTGCTGGAGCAGATCCCGCTGCCATTTGCGCGGGCCGGTGAACTTGGCGAGCGGCGTGCCCTGCTGACCCCAGGGGAAGGCGAACATGACGAACGCCAGCGGGTCGTTCTTGATGCGCGGCGACCACAAGCTGGCCATCAGCGTCGTCTCGTCGCCGGCGCTAAACTTCGGAGATTGCAACGGCGGTCCCTTCGATGGCGTTGACGCGCGCCTCGGCCATCTCCAGCGCCTTCAGCACGCTGATGCGGTCGTCGACCTGCACGTCCAGCTGCTGCTTGGCCACCCAGCCGCGGGTGTGCTTCAGCAGCTGGAGCGCGGCGTTGGTGTCGCCGTCGCGGGTGGCGGCGGTGTGCAGCGTGTTGGCAAGCTCCATCTCGCCGTCAGCCGCGCCCTTTTCGGCAGCCAGCTCGACCAGGGGATCGAACTGCGCGAGGCGGCGGTAGTCGGTAGGCTTCATGCCGGCAGCAAATGCTAGCACGTCGCCCTTCAGTCCTTTGCGGGCGGCCTCGTAGATGGCCGTCAGCCGCGCCTCGGTGGCTTGCAGCGTGAGCGGCTCGTGCGTGAGGGACAGGAAGCTCATGGCGGCAGGATACAGGAGGCGGCGCAGGGCGGCAAGGATGCTGGTGTGTGCGTGAAATTTCAAAAAATGTTTGTGGCCCCTCCCCAACGCATTCCCTTTTCGCTCGGCCCT